TGAAAGAAGAACTAATGAATGCAAATGTAAATTTTAATGGAGGAGATAAGAATGAGGTTCCCAAGGGAAGTGTGGGCAGGAAGCCATCTAAGAAACGCACCACAGATGAAGAGAAGAATAGTGAAGAGTAAGCAGGAATTCGTTGATTGGGTCAATACCTACAACGGTAGGATGAACTGCTACACTACAGTCTATGACTATACTGATTTCACTGACAATGCGAAGGTGGATTCCTCTGTAGTAATTGATAGGATGTTCCTAGATTTCGATGCTCACGATGAGCCTCTTGAGAATGCGTATGAGGATTTCTTAGCAGTTCACGATTACTTTGTTAGTAACAATATCAAGCATGATACGATATTCTCAGGGAAAGGATTTCACATCATCGCTTACGGTGAAGTGGCTGATGATATCCGAAGCGTTCAACGGTATTATACCGACTTGGCTAAATATTACCCTACGCTTGATAGAACTGGTATACAAACCAATAGACTTCGTAGGATTCCTAATACGATGAATCTCAGCACGGATGGCCTATATTGTATACCAGTAAATCCTAGAGATTGGATACCAAAGAAGCATCATAACGGACATCCAATAAGTCGCTATCGATTTGGTAGCGAACTAATACGATGGCCGAAGGTAAAGCCAGTTGCAGTATCAGAGGTAGAGATAGAAGTTCCTGAGTCATTAGGGACTCTACCCATACTTCCTTGTTTGCACAATGCCATTACTGTCGAGAACCCTAGTCACTATGCTAGGGTGTATCTGGTTCAGTGGTATCGTGACTTGTTGAGTCTTGGTGTGCGTGATGTGGACATGGATTCAAGGAAGCAAATCACTGACAGGATAATGAAGGAACTCACGACCATTGCCAGTAATGATGAGATATGGTTGGATTGGGATGAGGCTAAAACGAAGAGCCATGTCGATTTCATTGTCAATCGTGGGTATCATGCTCCCGGTTGCAAGAACGTATTGATACCACAGGGGTATTGTGTGGGAAAGTGTTGGAGGTATCACGATGAATAAGTTGGTGATTGACAGCAGAGAGGATTCGGACTTGACCGCCTATGTGATTGACAAGGCCACGAAGATGAACATTCAATATGAGAAAGAATGGTTGGAGATTGGTGACTATGTATTCAATGACGTATGCTTTGAAGCCAAGTCGTCTTTTGATTTTCTACAGTCTGTGATGAACAAGAGACTGTGGAACCAACTAGACAACATGGACAGGGCATTCGACAACAACGTAGTGATAGTGTATGGTGACTTCAAGTCAGCATTCGACTCCTACAAGGCATATGGACAGGGCCACTTCAACACTGTATCAAATAAGTTCCATGGAGCCATGGGCAAGATAATACTAGACTTGGACTCAAGCATACTATGGGTCAAAGATGCGAAGACTGCGGCACACATGATTTGTGTAGTCTGCAAGATGCAACCAATCGCTAGGGATGTGTATAACCCTAGACTGATTAAACAGAAGAGAATCAGCACTACTGATTTGAGATTAGATGTACTCACAACCATACCCGGAATAAGTGAGAAGAAAGCCAAACTACTCATTGATGAGTTTGGTTCTATCATGGAGATAGGAGAAACACCACCATCGGAGATTGCTATGCTAGATGGGTTCGGTAAAGTGTTAGCAGAGAGAATCCATGAGTTATTGAACTCAGAGGACAAACAGGTGATATGAATGGAAATATATGATAATGATGAAGAAGACAGACTGTATTTTGAGCAACAGGAGAATAGTGCATCTTTTGCTCAAATGCAAAGAAGAACGCAAGCGTCGGTTCTACCGAAGGTAGTAGAGGCATACATGAGAAGTGCATCAGAGGTATCTCTGCACAATCCTGTACCCTCGGCCATGTCGTTCTATGTGCTACTAGGACAGTTGTGCAAGGACATGGTAGCAATACCACATGGTAGGAGAATAGACGACACTAGGATACAGTTCCTATGGATGCAGACATCCGGTACTGGTAAGTCCACTCTATACGATTTCTTTGGGCCTGTGTCCAAGTTGACGTTCGACCTAATCAATCAGAAGCACCGTACTCAGTTTGATATATTCTCAGTGAAGGATACTACTGATGCGGCACTGGTTGGTTCTATGGGAAGCGAGATTCAGGAAGAAGAAGATGAGAACGGTAATATGGTCAGAAGACAGGTTGCCATTCAAATCGATGGAGCGTTGGAAGGCGAAGGACTAGCCGCATACGATGAGTTTGAGTATTCGGGAGTGTTCAAGCAATCACAGCACAAAGAGAACGTGGTGATGTATCTCAACACTTTTATGAATTCTCTACATGGTGAAAATTGGGTTATCACAAAGAAACTCAAGGAAGGTGATACCATTGAGTGCAGATGTCAAAGGTCACTGTTCGCTACTACATACATACCGAAGACACTGACAGGAGTTATCGCTGAGAAGGGTGTGATTCAAAGATGCGCTATCTACATTCGTGAGGTTCCTCAAACAATCCAAGACGAACTTCGTGATGCTATCTTAGAAGAAGTAGGCACTATCCGAAACAGGGATTTGCCTATCACTAAGTTCGCCAACAACTTCGTGAAGATGTACGAGGTATTGAAAGAACACTACGAGGAGAATGGAGAAGACCCATTGTCCACAGTGAAGTTTGGTGATGGTGTCATAGATGCTTTGAAGAACGAGTCTTGGAAGATGAGAAACTACGTTACCAACAGTAGACCAGAAGTGTTTGAGATTGCAAGCAACTTCATCACTAGGTTGAACGGTACTCTCATCCGGATGGCTGTTTTATCTGCGATAGCGGAAGCACCGAGCATCACAGACAAGACAAAGAGATTCATAGTAACTGAGAGAAACGTAAGACAGGCTTCGTTCCTCGTAAGACAATGCTATCAGTCACTAGTCTCTTGGTTGGACATGGCATTGAAGGTTCAAGCGAATGGATTGAAGGACAGAGCAAACCTAGCGATATTCAAGAAAACATACAAGCAACTTCGCAAGGGAGATGACGATTGGGTTAACAAAACCGCAATGCTGGACTCCGTAAGAAAGGAAAGTCGCAAGGGACAAGCCACAGTTTATCGCTGGTTCAATGACTTAGGCGACAATTTTGAGACAAAGATGATAGGGCGAAGGGCTTATGTGCGGTTTAAGGAGGCAGAGGGTAATGAGTAGTATATTTGAGAACAAATATGTTGTTTTTAACACCAGTGATGGACCCAAGGTAATCCTAGAATCTTTGAATACCTACGGTGCTGACGGTTGGGAATTGGCTACAATGATAACCATAAACGAGGGTCAGTACATTGTTGCTTATTTGAAGAAAGCCACTTTGATAGAGGCTCCCAACCCCGAACAAACTAAGCAGAGTAAGATTGCAGAGTTGTGGTCTGGTGATGAGGGCAAAGAATGAGCGTTTTAGCAATTGACTTGGAAACCAAGAATATGTCTCACGACATAGGCGGTTGGGGTAATACCCACATGTTCCAAGTGTCAACGGTATGTACATGGGATGGTGACAAGGGAACCATATACATTGACAAAGCAGTGGATGATTTGAAGAAGAGCAACATAGAAATCAAACCTCTGTCACAATTGAAGTTTGACTTGGATGACCACCTTGAGAAGGGAGGTACTTTGCTTGGACACAACATCGCTGGCTTTGACCTACCTGTTTTGAAGAACGCAATGGACATCTACTGCATCAAGAAGTATATGGATAACAAGGCATACATCGATACGAGTAGGATACTCAACAAGGAATACGGCGAGAGATACTCTCTATCGAATCTGGTACAGCACACTCTTGGTTCTGACAAGATGATGGAGAGCGCAATGGCTCCCGAAGTATGGAAGGCTGGTGGATACTCAGAGGTAGCAGATTACTGCTTGAAAGACTGCCAGTTGGTGTATGACCTTTGGCAACACGGCCAAAACAATAAAATGGTAAAGGGGTTCTCAATAGACCAAGAGGAAGTCCTCGATTTAGGAGTTGATTGGTAATGGCAACGGCATTGGAATGGGTGGCATGGACAATATTTGTACTTGTGATTAGCCTACTTTTCTTCGCGGCGTTCGGCGGTTCCAAGTATTCAGAGACTAACATAGAAGAGTACATGGACAAGTTGATTGCTGAGGAGATGGAACGTAGTGGCTCTCAAGGAAACATGTAGGTTCTGTGGAAAGGAAACTATTCCTATTCGCATACAAGGGCAGATAGTAGGCTCTCCTGTCAAGATGAAGATTTGGCAGTGTAGAGAATGTAAGGGGCTTTGGTCGGATTAATTTCCGGCCAAGGCTCCGCTTTTTTTATCGCAAAAATTGTGACTTTTACTAGTCGAATCCTCACGAATTCGTTCTGCATTAGGAATAAACTATTTTTTGTGTAAAAAGACCCTCCTCCGAAGTTTAAATACGAATAAATGTGTGATTTTTCACTTCCGAAACTGGTTGCGGCCCAGTCGAAAGTCTGCACTACACAACAAAAAATTTCACATCTAATAAAAAAGTAAAATAACTAGTGGTGTAAATTCTGCACCACATGGATGTTGGGAGGAAAACTGAATGGCTAATGAGAAAGATAGGCATATTGATTCGATGAAGAAAAAACACCCTGATTGGGACTGGGACTACTGGGTGGCACAGGTTACATGATACACACTACTAAAATTGAGTTTGAGATTTATTACAATCAAGGGGAACTGTACAGGGAGAAATGAGAGTTGGAGTATAGCCCTTTTCTACCCGTCTATATTTTGATGGGTTTCTTTTTCTTCTGTGCCACATTTCTTCTAGTGAATGAGTTCAAGGAACTAGCCAAGTATTTCAGGAGTGAGGACACATGATTGAAATTTTGGACATGAGCCTTCTAGATAATTTTAGTATTGAAGTGCCTTTGGGTTTCTATGCTCCCTACCTAGTAGTCCTCGCAGGTGGTGTATTTTCGTGGTTGGGTAGGTTGGACTACCTTGCAATGGAGTGGGCCAAAAGTGAGGCTCTCTAGGGTGGGGTAAAACGGTCATTTAGAAAACTAATTTACAATGGGGTTGCATTTTGGATTTACCGTTGAAGAAGGTCAGATTGAACCGCTTTCGATGGTGGGACTGCGAGTTAATTTAGCCAAGATGGTATTGTTGGTAGGTTTGCCATCGCTTCATATGGGTCATTATAGTCACTTGGCAAATCCAGAAGTGCCTGTCTGTATGTAGCCAACTCGGACTGTTGTGTTTCTGTCAAGGTGTTGTAAAGTAAGACCCCTTGATACACATCTACTCTCTTCAAGCGGAAGTTTCTTTTCGCTCTGAGTTCCTCCCAAGCAAATGCATCTGCTTCTGTCTCATCATATAACGAATGACCCGGACCCACATTGTAATCCACTGTCACGTTTGGGTTTCTTTCCTGCTCTTCTTCACCATGTTCAACCATATTATCACCTAAGCGTTATCAATACTATACCAAATATGTACCACGTAATCACCCATGTCCACTGCACCGGATTCCCTTCTACATGCTAGTGTATCCCCTGCACTGTATGAAGCATCTACTCCTGTGACTACTAGATAATGGTCAGTTGCATTAGAGTTCTCACTATTCTGTCTTGTGAATTGACTGGCGTTGTAAGAGATATTAGTTAGCGTTCCTGTTCCTGCATCTCCATTTGCGAATATCCTAAACACTTGAGCATCAGAACCAGAAAGAACAACTCCATTGGTGTGAAATGCAACTGCTCGTATGGTGATATCTCTAGGTAAGGCGTATTTCGGTAGACCTGCTTCGTTATCATCAAATGTCAATAATTTCAGTCCATTACCCTGACCTGTGGCAGTTCCATAATCCAATGCACCAAAAGTCAATTTATGCCAAAGGTTCCAACCATTCGCATTCGATACTGCTTCGATTCCCCCGACATTGTTTATCTTGACTCTCTGAGAACCATTCGTCATCAATGCTAGAGTGTGATTGGTCGAGGTTCCGAATACTCCTGTGGCCGATTGTGCCTGTGTTTTTATTCCTGCACCACTGGCTCTTTCAACGAATAATTCTCCATTACCACCATCTATTCCCTCTAGGTGTAATAGATGGTCAGGAGCAGAACCAGCATCCCCAACTCCTATCCGTTGTGTGCCAGCATTGATGAAGAAAAAATCATTAGTAGCGTCTGTATTGTAAGTGAGGTCAATATCATCTGATTGTGTATTGAACTCAATCTGCCTAGAAGATGCTCGTAGTCTCATGTATTCTTGCTCATCGGAATTTGCTTCTGTGAGTTTGAATACTAACTCTCCACCATTAGATGCCGCAGTAGCATCATCATTATGCATTGTTATTCTACCATACTCTTGCTTGTTTCCTGCGTCATCCCTACCTGTGAAGACTAGACTTCCCATATGGTCGTTATCTGCGGGTGAAGCAGAATCTCGGAAGAATTCCAATATAGGCCCGTCAACTGCATCTGCGTTGTTATTGGAAAGAATGAGAGTAGAAGTGTTAGATGCACTATTCTTTATCGTAGTTGATTTAGTCTGTGCGTCTATTGTTATAGTTCCATCCGCATTAACTTTCATGCTTTGAATACCTGATATGTCATTGACGCTGAATATATCACCGCTTGACATCGTAGGTCCGATTGAGAAGACCTGTCCCTCTGTTCCCTCAAAGGATAGGGTATTGTCATCCAACACCTTGAGGTACATTGGAGAGTTGTCCTTGCCCACCAGTTTGATTTCTGGTTGGGAAGTCTGACTCACATTCGGAGTAATCAGGATGTCCTTATCGCTATCTGCCATCTAAGCACCATCCCTTCCACGCAATGCGGCAGTTATTTGCTTTACCTCTGTCGCACTGAGTTCCCTGTTGTAGCAGAGAAAAGCACCCATCTTGGCATCCCAGCCACTTGCATACACATCATCTCCACCAACAGTTGCCGCGTCATCACTCAATGTCGGACAAGCACCTGCATTTGTTCTCGATGCTATTTCCTCTCCATCTCGATATATCTTCATAGTTGCACCATCTGCTGATTTGGTGAAAACGTGAACCCAAAAGTAATTGACATGACTACCCGGATTACTACTAGTGTTTACTCTACCACCCCCACTACTAGTAGAAGTTGAACCGTTGGTATCAAAGTAAATCTGAGAATTGCTCCACGGTAAATGTGCAAAGTATCCTCTAGCGTCAGTTCCAGTACCATCTCCCATATACCACTTGAAAGCAGACTTAGCCGTTATAGAATCATTAGTGCAGTAGAAGACAAAGGAAGCACCACTCGATGAGTCTATTCCAAAGGAATTAGAGGCAGGGCCACTAGCCATAGCCGAATCAATCGAATCCGGTTGTTGATATCCACCAACAACAGGTCTTGTATTGTATGTGGGTGCAGATGACCAAGTAAAGTCTCTACCATTTCCGCTTACATCAGTCCAAGTCGTTCCGCTACCGGGAGAACTCTTGCTATTGGAAGCATCCAGATTCAACTGCATACCGCTTTGCGGAATCGAAGGCCCACCTGCTACACCCATCAGATAAACCTCCCTTTATGTGCATTGTAGTTCTGCAATACTTCTGCATCCGAGAGTTTCTTGTTGTATAGTTTGATTACTCCCATGTAGCCTGACCATTCCCCGGAAGTGGTGTATCTAGTTCCTATTCTGAAATTATTGCCGAATTCCTCATCACAGGAATTTGTTGTATCTGCCGTGCCTGTCACATCGACTCCATCGATGTAGACCTTCGACCCACTGGAATCAGATGTCACTACGAGATAGTGAAATGCATCATTGAATATGTTTGTGTTGTTTGCCGTGAAGGAACCACCGTCATTGTACTCCAATGTAGAATGCCAGTTTACGTTATGGCTCTGGTAGTTCGACAGACACCAATTACCACCGTCATTCCTACCATCAAAGAAGTAGTCCGTATTTCCACCTGCGGCCCCATTAGCACTCTTGTTGTACCACACGCACCAACTAGCGGCTCCACTACCTGAACCACCTAAGTCACCCTCGACGTTCATCCCACGCTCTCCGTCAAAGTCGAAAACCCCTCCCTTGGCAGAATTATACGCTGGCATATTAGCATCGCTTTTGGTATGCGTACCACTACCGGGATTACCATTAGCCCCTGTCACAGAGTAACCAGAAACCAGACAAGTAGCAGTGGTTGCTCCATCAGAGAAACACTTGGAATTTCCCGCGTCTATTGCAAAAATCAAACCATCGTCAACGACCCTAGCACCGTTGTAGAATCCCATTATTCTTCTTCCTCCTTATGTAATATTCTAGACTGAATCATAGCCTCTTCAAATGTCAAAGGAGTAAAACTGCTACCTTGCTCTAATGCTAGTAATGCGGCATCTTGAAATTCCACAATGGGGTTTCCTTCTTCATCACAATACTTAGCAAAACTACCACTGAGAATATTCTCCAATTGTGTCTTAGTGTAATCCACTCCGTTTATTCTGTATTTCATATTCCTACTCTCCTTCTCGTTGCATTGAAGTTCTGCAATACCTCTGCGGCTGATAGTGTTTTAGCGTATATCCTAGTGCATAGCATACTACCTTGAAATCCATATCTAGAAGTTCCAGATGAATATCCTGCCATCAACCTAGTAACTGATGCTTGTGTATCTGCGGCTTGTGTAGTACCACCAAGTAAAGCACCGTCTACATAGAACCCAATGTTTCTACTTGTATCAGCAGTAAAGACTACTTGATGCCAATCATCCGGTCCTGAAACATTGGTGTTAGCACTATCCCTGTAATAATTGGAATTGTTATCTCTATATCTTGGATACCATGTGGTGCTACCTTGTTGCCAAATCATCCAATTATTTGTTGCACCTCTACCTGCTAGACTCAGAAACGTATGTTCTGAATCAGAATCAGGTTTTGCCCAAAATTCCATACTCCATGCGTCTTGGTCTGCGAAGAGAATGTTATCATCTAGGTCTAATCTATTCTCAAAGTTAGAAGGGTCAGCAGGGTCATCATCGCTTCTTCTCCTTGTAACACCTGTATTGATTGCCTTAACTGCGCCTGTGTCCGTTGGGAATGATATATTCGCAGTTATACCATCACCATGCATACTTCTATCTGTTCTAGAAGAATGCTCTACTGAACCTATATCTCTCATGCTAGTAAGGTCATCATCTGCATCTGTGCATTTGTCATTACCTGCATCGAAGTTAAAGATGAGACTATCAGTAACTATGACTGGCCCACTGTAGAATCCCACTAGTATTCCACCACCATTTTCTCAACATCCTTCCTCTCTGCTTGTATGAAGTAGAAGCAGTCGATTGGTGTATCAGTCTGAGTTCCGACATACACCTTGTTGTCCTCTATGTGGTCAACGTAAATCTGTTGGAATCCCTTATTGGGAGTCAGTTGAACTGTGATTGTATCCTCATCAACTAGACCTAGCCAGTAGTCAGGTAGTTC